GATACCCAAGTGTATACGACGGTACCCGTCTTAGCCTTTTAACAGGATAAAAGAGCGTCGAGACGTCATTATCCTCTGAAAATTTTTTGGTAAAATTTAATTATTTTCGGAAAATTTATTTTTTTTTAATAAAATTTTCGTGAAACTTATATACATAGAAAACAAGTAGTATACATGGGTATTAGGGATACATTTACTAATATATATAAGAATTTAACCACAGTTAATAAAGGATATACAGAGACAACAAGTAGACCTGCAATAATGCAACCATATATGGCTACCGATACAGGTGCCAAATTACCAATTTTCCCATTCCCATTGATTATGATTTATGAATTATCAGATAATGTTGACGCTTTAAGGATTTCAATTGAAACTATTAATAGAGAAATGTTCAAAAACGGCTTTGAAGTAGTTGAAAAATACAAATACAAATGTGATAACTGTGGAAAAGAGTACGATGGTAAACCATCAGCCGATGATGGATTTGATATACCAAAAGATGCCAGATCTACAGCAGTATCTGGAGATAAACCACCTAAAAAAGACCTAAAAAAATCTGATAATGAGAAACCACAATGTGATGACTGTGGCTCAGGTGATATTTTACGACCAAAACCAGAAAATCGTAAAATTTTACAGAAATTATACACATGTTTTGTAAATAATAACGATCAAACTATAGAAGATGTTGGTAGAATGTTGGAAAGGGACTTGGAAGTTGCAGATAATGCATACTTATTACTATTAAAGAATTACTTTATCAATGATGCTACAGGAAAAATAGATCCAATTAAAACAGAGATTAAAGAATTGATTAGAATTGATCCACCACAGGTTGCAATGATAGCTGACTCTGATGGAAGGGTTGGATTTGATGATAAAAGGAACGCAGTATATGTTTGTCCAAGATTTGAGCATAGAGATAAGAGATTATCAAAACCAAAATGTGATAGATGTGGTGCGGAGGCACTTAAAGCATTATTAGAAGTATCTTCAGTGTATTCAGTAGGTATACCACAACCAAAAAGAGTTATTTATGCTCAAGGAGAAGTAATATGGGTAGCTGGTAAATATAAACCAGGTTTAATCTACGGATTCTCACCAATTTATGCTCTTTGGAGTAAAGTAATGTCACTAAGTCATATGGATGAATATATTAGAAAATATTTCGATAAAATGCGTCCACCAAGAGGACTTTTGGTCATTGCATCAAGAAACTATGAGACTTTTAGAAAGTCATGGCATGCTTTGGAGCAGAGAGCAGTAGAAGACCCATATATGGTCCACCCACTTTTAGTAGAATCAGATAAAGGTGGAAGACAGATGGCACAATGGATAGACTTTACAGGTAGTTTAAAAGAATTACAATTTATAGATATTAGAAGAGAATTACGACAGATTATTGGTGCAGCATTTGGAGTTTTACCATTATACTTTGGTGAATTACCATCTGGATGGGCTAATGAAGGTATGCAGGTCACAATCACAAACAGACATGTTAAATGGTCACAAGACTTTTTAAAAGCACATATTTTTGACAGACTTGCAAAAGAATTAATGGTTGATGATTGGGTATTAAAACTTAAAGAAGGTGAAGAAGCAGATGAACTTAGAGATCTTGAAATTAAAGCACAGGAGATTAATAACAATGCAACATTACAACAGATGGGATTCTGTGTAAAGAGAACACATACTGGAGAATGGGTTGTTGGTAAAGAACCAACATTCGAACAAGTAATGTTACCACAAATGGCAATGGCTGAACAACAAATGGCAATGGGTGTTGAAGCAGACCCTGAAGGTAAGAAAAGTGGTAGAGGTGACTCTACAACTGGTGATAAAGAGAGAACTGCAGGTTCCAAACAGGGAGGACCAATGAATAAAAGACCAAGTGATCCAGGCGGTCAAGGACAAGGTAGTCCAGTTGCAGGAGGTAAAAGATCTGGACCATTCAATGAATCACAAAAAAGTATAGGCCATACAAGAGATTATTGGATTAGAAAAATTGTAAAAAATTCAAATATCAGTGAGAGTGAAGCAAATGTAATGGTATCATCATGGGTGTCAGAATATAAGAAATCCGGTACAATCTATTTCCCAACAACAACAGAAGATGATGATAAATCTGATGGACTTGTAGAAACTGTAAGGAGAAAGAAAGCAATTGGTAAGGTTGAATATATTGTTAGAAAGGAAGGTCTACCAGAGGAACCAGAATCTGATGAGGAAACATAGTATAAATATACTAGTCATCACATTAATATCATTATTAACTGTGGCATCGTATATGGAAGTTGCAAACGGGGATATATTCAAAACATTAAAATTAAGACAACCAGATAGACCAAATGTATGTATATTCGAAGCTAATCCAGACATAACAGATAATTGGGATGAACTGAAAATTGCGACATTGTCTGGAATATATGAATGGGAAAAAACAATGAGTGAGTCATATCCTGATGGTGACTGGAAGATTAATATATATGATACAATACCATGGGTAGATCATGAAAGTAAAACAACTGATGATTATCAACAATGTAATGTAATGATTAATTATGAAGAGACTAACACTGAATCAAATGCATTAGGAACAACCAGTATAAGTTTTAATAATTCATATCATAAATATATGTTTATTAATGTGTATTTAGAAATATCACAAATATCTAACACTTTAATAATTAAAGAAGGTACTATGGGTGAATTCAAAAAATTAGATGTTAAGGTAACCCTATCACCAAATACAATAAGAAATATAGTGTTACATGAAATGGGACATGCTGTAGGGTTGGAACATTATTATGTAAAAACACCATTCAATACAGGTGAACGTGGAACTGATAGATCTGCAATGTATTTTTCTATGGATATTAATGAACCTGAAAATATAATATATGTACAACCACCTGATATAGCAATGATAGTTGAATTGTATGGTGAAGATGGTTGGAAGGATAGTACCCCCCCATGGAATGTTAGGGATTGTGGTTTTATAAATAATATAATATATAATTGTAATTAAGACTAAAAGATTATATAACCCTTTAACGTATGATTTATGTGGGCAAGAAGACCAAATTAAAGAATGATAACAAGTATGTCAATTCTGCGTCTCAGATACCTCCTGAGAATGATAATAGTGTATATCGATCAATACGCTTTAAAGCAGATGTAAAAACTCTAGTTGTACGTACTGAGATTGGTTATGATTTAATATTTGAGTTACAACCACAAATTAGAGTGAATCCGTATGAAGCAACAGAGAAAGGTACACCAAAGTTCCAAACATCCATAGTATGGGCAATGAAGGGGGCCCGTCCTAGAGGGAACGTGATGAAGGTACCAGAGATAGAGCAGCTCGTTAAAGATAGATCACTTTTACCTATGGACGTCGATTGGGATATCGCTCAGTTGGGATTCGTCTACTCTAATGCAAGGGACCCAAACAACCATAAGTGGTGGTTAGAAGGACTTAAAACTGGTAGTCAGATGGGCCAGTTTAATAGTATCTTGTCAGAGTATACTACATCGGTTTCCTCAACCGCACCGATTGGAACACGTTCGTGGTTCGACGGTATACACCATGGTAGGTTTACCTTTGCAAAAGATAATATTAAAGATATAAAAGAAACATCTAAAGGTGTCGTTCATATAGAAGGTAATGGTAAAGGTGGAATAGGAGATATTAAAAGTAATGTAACTATATCTAATGAATGTATAGTATTTAGATTAAGATTCGATATAAGAAAAGATGTATGGATTATTGAAATGCTTAACAAAAAAGGGGAAATATTGGGGGAACCTATTATTAGTAAAGATATAAAATCAGATGCAAAGTTTAAAGGACATATAGTACCACACCCTAATAGACCAAAAGTATCAGGAATGATCGGAGTAGAGGATGTAGTGTCAGTACGTACGGATGAACAATTAACAATGATAAAGGGTAAAGCCTAAATACTGGTGATTACTATAAGTAATATGTTCACTTTTTTTAAACCATTTATTGAAGGTCTAAAGAAATCATTTAATTTTAACAGAGAGTTTACAAGAACATTAAGTAATTGTAAAATATGTGGTGAGAAGGCATTTACGTATGGATTATGCCAAATATGCCAAGTTGAGTTGGATTTCAA